GAAAGGACATTTCAGACTCTATTCACTAAAAGAAAAGTGCTCAATAAAATGACTCTTAACCAAAACCTAAAAATGAAAATATTTTTGTGTGCTTACTGAAGGCACGACCTGCTAAACAGGAGTAAACAAAAATAAATAAAGCAAACGTATAGTACGGTTGTCTTAGGTAGTCCTAGCGCTGCAACGCTAGTATAAAATGAGACACCAGCGTATTACACGCAGTAAAGAGTACTTGTTTATGTCTAAAAACAAGCAAAATGCGGTATGGACACTTCCATACAAGTCGGCACACACCGTAAGCTGGGATTAATTATCCCCCCGTATCAATCGGGACCTCATCCAATGTAACTAGTTGCCTAGACTAGCTACATCTTGAGTACACTTACAATTTACAGTCATGTGAACCTTGAGCGAAAACCCTTCGCAACGGGCCCATCCAGAAATACCTTAATCACAAAGTGATTGACTATATTTCCAGCTCAATCTCCTGGAGCAGAGATAGCACTATATCGTGCGCTAGACGCTTCATTATTTTCATGGGCACTCGCCAAAAGGATTTCCCAGAAATAGAAACGAAGAAACTATTCGATGATTCACAAAGCATCATCACTCATGTCACCATGCCAGCAAGTACTGAACGATGGCCGCTTTAAGATTTTAATCAGGCTCGGAAGCAGTAGACCTGGGTATTTTAATCGTAAAATACCAAACCGGGTAGACGCAGAAGGTTCCACCCACCTGGGTCTGGTTTAGATCCAGAAACTTTCTTGGAATTGAAATACAATGCAAGAAAATAAAATAACACGATGGCATGACTCCCATCTCGAGTAGATGAATTACACATCCAGAGGAGCTTTCTCCTTAGTCTTCTGCCTCATATTGCTGAGGCTCCTAATGTTCAGGGTAGGGGTTTGCTAATAATGAGCGTTCCCATCCCTACTGATAGGGCAAGTAGATCACTACCATTCCGCTTTGAGTTATATCCCTGTACGGTTCCAAGGTGGATGAGACTTTGTCTCCCAAGTCATATTAATGTTGTAACCACACTTAGCACTTCTACAACCACGCACGCGAACAGGATCCCTATTTCAGGGGTACCGACCTTATGTAGAAGCCATATATGATAAGACAACTCTTAACATATGAGCATAGACCCATACGGATGGTTTACCATCATTTCCAACCCAAGTGTAGTCTCTTGGGACCGAATAATCGGGGGACTCATGGTGCGTTACTCCATGATTCACATCGTGGCCATAACCAACGCTGATGATGACATCCCTTGAAACCCCTCTATGACGGCAGAGGGGAATCCGAGTAGTGAGATACTAGCTATTTACCTATAAAACCCACTATTGGGCTACCTAACACGCGTGCGTAGATGGGGGGGGATATATGGTTCGGGCAAAGCACGCCGAGCCCGTTGCTCAAAATAGAAATAAAGAGCATCAGATCCTGGCACAGATACATCATGATACAGATTAATCATAGATTTATAATCATAACCCAAACCCTGTGCAAATCCAATAGCTGCACACCAGTTAGCAACATACGGTGGGTCATCGCGAAAATATATCGCCTTTCCACTTGCATGCGCTTTCCTGATTTCAGCTGTTACTCTATGCGCGGAGCTCTTAAATTTGGTGACCCAATCTTGTGAAGGCAGTCTTCCCACACCGTTACAGGGATATTCAATAGCCCGGTGGATACCACTGCCCCGGTCTGCGCTCCTCAAAGGAGTAGTAGACACCACAAATTGATGTTCTGGGTCAGAAACACACCACTTCGGGCCGCAGATATATATTTCTCTACCCAAGTGTGTGGAAAAAGCCGCTTCCCCTTGATTAGCCATCATAGCTCTAAGGCGCCCACCATCAACAGGGACGTCAAACATTTGATAGGGAGTCCATGGTGTGACTCCTGAAATTTGTCCCTGGTGAAATGCAAAAGCCTCACGCCAACTCGGAAGGTTAACCCACGCATGAGACTTCCTATAAAAATCTCTTAAGTGGTTAAACCATGTCTCATTACCGTGTAAATATAACTCTAGGAGCGCATTATGGACGTTGTTTTGCAACGCAATATGTATAGAGCCAGCTCCCATGGTAACATTTTGGAGACTGGTGTAAACCGATGCTAAATCAAGTGGGGCATAGACAGTACCATCGTTCAACTTCCTAAATCGACGTTTCAGAAAGTCAAGCTGAACCAATGGCTTTTCCTCGATTTTCTCGGCAGTCTTATCACTACCATCTGTGATAATGACATTAACGTCAGCAAGACGCGTCCGGATAATTTCCCCATTAAAATGAGGTAGATAATCGGGGTGTACTGCTATGAGATTATCATCACCATAGATCAACAATGTCACATATTGGGAAAACCGCTCCCGAGGAACACCAATAATGGTTGTTCTCCATACAAAACGAATCAAAAACTCATTAAATATGGAATTCAACAGCACTGTCAGCGCACATCCTGAAGGGATTCCCGCTCTCACCTCATAAACTCGCGCACCACATATGCTCTTTCTATTCACAATAGACATGAGCAAATTTAAACGTTGAATTTTAGAGGCTTCAGACCCTATATACATCTTGTTGATCATGGTACCTATTTTCTCCAGTATTTGACCAGTCAACAGACCATCAAAACTGGCGTAATCACAATTTATAGCAACGCTGCTCTGGGCACGCAAGCGTTGCAAAAGCTCACCCCACTCCCTCGAATATGGATTCACACCTACCTGGGTGGGGAGAGTGTCACGATGCATCTGGAGCGATGAGGAGAAGTGGAGAAATTTTTTCCGGAGAAGGAGATTAAACTCCAGTGGCAAGATTGAGAACAGCCTTGTTTTGGGCTTGATACAAATTTTACGCAGAGGCAAGCACTCATCTTTGGGCGTCTCTATACACACCATTTCTGGAACGGAAGTGAAACAATCCCGCTGCAACGCTTCATAGCGCATAGCTGGTAGTGTATTGGGAATGAGACTCTTGAGCCCAGTGTAAGGATCCATTTCAAAAAAACGGATCTTGCCACTTTCTCCCGGTTTGCGTTGAGTCACATAAGGATATCCCTCCGAAGATTGAAGATTGAAGGGCTCATAGTCCATCTCAGTGGAACCATTTATCGCAATCTCGTCAGAGACGTCTTGCAAGTCTTGGAAGCAATCATGCCACGATTCGACTATATCCTGTGCGACTTCATTGCACACATTTTCATCAAGTACAGCCATAGGATGTGAAAATTTGGCCATCCCGTCAATCAAAGGATCATAGGAAGTCCCCTCTGGTATTCTTGGATCATCCTTAGACAAAATGGCTGGCTGTTTCACCTCAACCTGTATCGTGACAGGTTGCGCACTACCAGGCAACTTCTCTTGCAACACCGGAGGACTATATAAAAGATGTTGGGGCACGGCCACAAACGCAGTTTTACCTGACGTATATGGACGCGCACCAATATTTTCAATATTTCCTATCTGTCGGTAACCCTCCTTACAAATACCATCATATGGTGTATATTGAAGCATGGAGTTCAGCGACAAGTCCTCGTGATAATCTGGGAGCAAACATGCTGTGGACATATAGCGACCTTGAGGGTTTTTCCCTGAGGCAACATGCATGCCAACGACAACTCTTCTCCCCTCAAATATCATGGTCATAATTGCACCACAATCCTCAGGACTGGTGTTACAGTTTGACGAAATAGAGCGTGGTAGCTCATTTCTATAGTTGCCTCCATAAGCAAAGGTGTTTATACCTTGCCGCTCACAGTTGAGTTTGGCACGCGAATTCTCCCATGTATTGACAACAGGTTGATTGGGAGTAAAAGCTGCAAGGCTATCATCTGAGTCTGTCATGTAACGCTTCTGTTTCATTACGACCCCATTCATGTCAAATACTGAGGGTAGTCGTTCTACAGGAACGTTGAAATAATGCTCCCGCCCTGCTGGCATTGTCGAAAGCTGGGCATCAAGGAAAAGAACCGCTTCAGTGTCCGCAAATTCGCGCACTTTCTTATAACTCCATGATAGAGGAATTGTTTGCACAGCACGACCACGGCCATAGTAATTGCAATAAACACGGGCCCCCTCAGGAATGGCGAGGGCCTGGTGTTTGGTAAGTAGCAAACTTCTTCCCTTGAAACGAATACACGAGATTATCGAATCTCCTGGAATTTGTAACCACACGAGAAGATCAAGGAGATATTTATCCTCAAGATTGGAATTGAGTGCATATGATCTCTCAGAATAGTTAGAACGCCACCTGTGGTGAATGGGTATATTACTCGATACATACGAGGCAGCTCCAGAAGGATTCGACGCAGAAGTGCAGACCGAACCAGCATTTGCACTAAGTTGGGTTATCATACCAGCAGACACAAGAGCACTACTAGTACCAGCAACAAATGTCTGATACAAAGCAAAGAAGGAAGAATAGAGTAACAAAACCAAAAGAAGGGCCGCAAAAATGGCCAACACCTTTCCGCCATGTGTAATCATTTCATCATACCCATGACGAAAACTCTGAAGAATTCTAGTTTTAATATCTACAGAAAACAAAAAATCTGGATTCGCCCGAATTCTATCGAGCTGTTTTTGTACAAGCCGCATATAAATGCGTTCCAGCAACGACAGCGATTGGAAAAAATCGCGCTGACAGCTCGTAGCTTCAGAATTCAAAGCTTCAACACTATCTACATGACATGGTCCCTCTGTGAAAGCATGTACAAATGCATAGAGAAGACCAAGGTCCTTCACTCCACCCACTAATTCACTCCACTGTACCACACTCTGTATACAAGCATCCTCCATACCAATGTTTATGGTACCCTCACTGACGCGAGTACTATCAATGTATGAGTCGTGGTAATAGAGCACATCATCACAGACTATGTGAGCAAAGTTCTTTTCCTTTGCAAGTCTATGGATAAAGCTTTTAGCCCCAACAAAAACTGGATGCTGCGTGTCCGACCGCTCCCTATAGTTCTCCATAAGAAGATTTTCTTTATTGCGATGGATGGCAGCATGGTGAATGATATCCTCAAGCACAGCGGAACAGTTTCTCCACTGCCCATTTCCTAGGGGGCTCTCATCAGTGCGATGCACTAAGCGTGCTTCACAACTTGCGGAAGGATTGCGCGGATCAAATTCAACATCAGGCGCAGCTCGACACTGCACCACCACATTCCGCCTATTTCCGTATGCATCCTTATCAGTGATTTCTGCGCTAGTAGGAGCAGTATACACATTTGCTGTCGTGACAATAATCGAGCTATTAAAACTCATGCCCTTGTCTTCAACAGCAGCCATGTTCAGGGAATACATCTTTGAACCCACCAGTTGCAAAAACTCGGACTCAAGGGAGGGTCGAGTTACACAGGCCGAGAGATCATCCACCTGCACGCAAGCGTGCTGCAGATATCCGGACCAAAAACTGTCACGCGCATTCTTCGCATAAATGTCATTAGGAGCATGACCATTCTCTTTAAGCAAAGCGCGTGAAACGTCCTCCATAAATAGTGATTTGCCGCAATGGGACTTGCCATAGATATAGCACCAAAACGGTTCTGGGCGGCGACCATCAAAACTTCCAGCACGAGCACATGTTGCACGTATTTTTGTAAGCTCACCAATGAGCGTACTTACAATCCGCGCATAATCAAGAGATGTTGTGCGAGAAGCCTTGGCAAGAGTGAGTTGCAGTATTTGCCCTTTGTACAACAAATGGGTAACTGTATCCAAAAGGACAATGTCAGTAACCGCTATTGTTTGAGCTTGTAGTAGTACACTCTGTGTTTGTTTGATCCAATACACAATATCAACCTTTGCAGCGGACGCAATTTCACGCAGAAAGGAATCCTTTCTACCTGTCATATAATCCCAAGCATCGGCTACACGATCCATGCAGAATCCAACAAACTCTTTGATGGCATCCTTGCCCTTTCGGATTTGGTCCATAGCTTGCCCATATTTCCCAATGTACTGTAGTGTACCGAGTGGAGCAGATATCAACCCTGTACCTACAGTTTCCAAAACTTTCAATGGGAAATCTAGAGCATTGGCATTACAAGTAAGTCCATCACTGGCCTCCGTTGGTTTCCATGATCCAAATAATGTGAATATCAAAGAACGCATGGCGCCAACAAGAGTACTACTGGCCTCAGCAAACTTCCCAGTCGCCAATAGACCTGCAGCACCTAGAAGACCAGTGAGCATTAAAGAGCACAATATACCGCCTGCATTCAAAGCGCCAAGATAAACCAAGAGCTTTTCAACAAGGGTAACAATACCACAAACCATGGTAATTCCAATGGCCCACCAAGCAGCATCACCAAGCGCCTGCAACTCTACTCCAACATTGTTCCACATCTTGGTGGCCCAACCATGTATAAATGCCCAGTATTTTTCAATTTCAGCACTGGCATAAATAGCATGTTGGATGTAGGGTTTCAGGAACTCAAAAAATTTGGATTTGAGGGTCTGGAAAAATTTTTCCCCCCACGCTAAAGTAGCTGAAGCACAAGGAGTTAAAACCGCCTTAAGCGCAACGCCAGCTCCATGGAAAGGAGCTACAGCAGCAGTCTTTAGGGTGCTACCAATTGTACCGGCAGTTTCTGTCACCCAAGCAAACACACCGTTCGCACGGTGATCTCTACAAAGAGCACGCATGGCTTCAACTTCCTCTAAAAGATTTGTAGAAGCCTGTCGCACACTCTCTTCAGTTGGGGTGCCAAGAAAATTGTCTAGCATGGCCAAGTAATGTGCCATGGGGGTGATGGACCACCAATCAAGTACAACATGTGCAAGATCAGTAGCACAATCATACATGGCACTCCCAGGAACAAAAACACGAGAGAAAAACGCCCGTGTTATCTCTGAGAGAGGGAGGAGCAACACCCGGGAGAAAAGCCGGGGGCGATCAGCAAAGGGTTGCATTTCAGACGCAACCCGGGGAGAGGCGTGTTCTCGTGGAACACGCTTGGAACAACGCTCAAGAGAGCGTCGAGAAACACTTTCCTCCACAGAAGAGGAAAGTGGGCACACATAAGGTATGCGTGCACAGGTGGGAGGAGCCAGAACCAAGGGCTGCATGGCAGCTGCCAAAGCCCTAGATGCGCGCTTGTCTGCGCGCATTTGGCGGAAGAGAGCACTCTTCCGAGCCGCAGTTGCGACTCCAGCATAATGGGCCGTCACTATGGCCCTTCGAGAAGACCTGCTACATGGCAGGTCTGCATCCAAGGACGCAAGAATCCGCTTGCAGGCGGCTCTACGTTCTCTGCTCTGGCGAGCAGCTTTCTGAAGGTTGAAGGCGTTGCAGCGCCTTGTGCACTCCTTGTAAAATTGGCGCAAGCCAATCTTAACAAAGCGGTTGTGGGCCAATTGAAATTGGCGCACCACAACCGCTGCAGCGGCGAAAGATAGGGGAGTCCCATCCATCGCCAGGAGTTGGAAGGTGGTGGTGTCACAGGCAATGACACCATTGATGGCTGCACGAGCGACCACACTAGGCTTCAGGGAGGCACCCTGAGCAAGGAAAGAAAGAGCGAAATTTGCTGGCTTAGAAAGGCACGCAGCAATGTATTTGTTCTCAAGAACCAACTGCTTAGGAGCAAGGGTATCGGAACCTATTTTCACCATTGTAAAATCAAGAAGAGAAGATAAGGAGAAAGAGGTGGCAAAAGTTCTAGGAAAGAGCTTTTGAAA